CTATGATGACCCAAAAATTGCGGCGGATCAAATAGCTGAATCTTACGCTGAAATGAAACTTAAAAAAAATTATAATGATTTAACACCTCAAGAACAAAATAAAATTTATAGCCAAGCTTATGATTACGTTATGGATCAGAAATTTGTAAACGATCCTACGTCCTTTATGATGGAAGAATTTAAAAGAGTAGATCCAGAAGGATATACTAAGTTTTCAAAAGCTTCAGATAGATTAAATGAATTATCAAATCTTAGAAGCGGACAAGAAATTTTTGAAAATTATGATTTAGAAACATATAATTATCTTACTAGCGAAAAAATTTCACAATTATTAAATCAACTTAAAAATCCATATAAAATTTTAGATAAAGAAAGAGATTTAGTTAAAATGGGTTTTACTACCGAAAATTTTGAAGGCGTAGGTATAAAAAATTTAGATGAAATTAATTTTAAAACAGATAAAAAACAATTAGAAACTTATTTAGAAGATCTTTATAATAAAAAACAAATAGAAGAAGCTCAAACTGAATTATTTAATTTACAAGATTCTGGAAGAGAACCAAATGCAAATGGTGGTTTTGTCTAATGAGTGAAATTGATAAATACAGAAAGTATTTAAAATTTAAAGCAAACCCTCGTTTCTTGCGACGCGATTTTATAGTCCCGCTATATACAGGAACAGAACCAGATATCGTTCCAGAAACGGGTGTCGAGGAACTAGAGACTGTGCAAGAGTTTGAAGATGGTGGAAGAGTTGGATTTAGTTCAGGAACTAAACCAGCTTTTTTAACTACAAAAGAATTTTCAAAAATACAAGATTTTTTTACACCTATAACCATAGATAAGATGCTAAGACCAAGTTTTGGTTTAAGATTTTCATCATACGAAAAAAAACAAACTAAAGATATTTTTATGGAGGGGCTTCGTAAATCAGGAATTGTTACTGAGGTAACGGGAAAAGGAAATGAAAGAAAAAGAATTTTTAAAGGTGTTAATAAAAAAAGCATGGATAAATTTAATGAATACCTTCAACAAAAAGTCAACGATGGTCTTTTACGTAGAACTTCAACAGCGCTTGATAAAGAAGCTGAATTAATTAAAAAATTTGTTTTAGATAGAAAAAAGAAGGGACTAACTACATCTTTTAGTACAGACATTAAGAAAGAATTTCCGATATCACAATACAATTTATTAAAAGCTAGATTACCTAAAAAAATATTTGAAATGCTAGACACACCAGAGGTTGCAATGCAAAAAGTTAACTTTAGAAGAATTGAAGATCAATTAAAGGCAGCAGAATATATTAGAGATCAAATTGCTAATGAAAAAGGTTTTACTAAAAAAAAATTAGCAAGTATTATGAAAGTTAGAGAAAAAGAGGTGGAAGGAAGATTAAGTAATTTAATAAGAAATATACAACGAGCTAATACACCAAAAGATATTGGAGATAAAAGAGGTGATTTTTTAAAAGTTTTTACTTATGATGAGAGAAATAATATTACACAAGCTTTATTTAATTCTGACGAATTTAAGAATCTTTATGGTAAATCAATAAAAACAGATATTAATCTTGCTTTAAGTGAGAATTCTGATTTAAGAAAAAAATCTTTAAAAAAATTAGATGACTATCTAAAAGTAAAAGCAGAAATAGAAAAAAGATTTGGAGATGTAATAGAATTAGAACATCCACTTGCAAGAAACATAATTGCATCAGCAGGTAAAGCCCCTGGATCAGCTTATTTAAAAGTGGTCCCAGTTCTAAAACAATTTAACAGATACAAAACATCTCTGGATACACAAAGAGGAAATACTTACAGGGAACTTTTACAAGCAATAGATGAAGGAAAAGATACCACAGATTTAGTTAAAAAGTTAACAGCGCAACAAAAAGCAATTCAAACTTTATTTGGTGAATATGATGTTGGCAAACTTTCTACAAAAGGAACTATTATTAGATATGGATCTAAATCTTTATTTGAATCTGATTTAATGCAACTATTAAAAGATAATTTAATATTAGTAGATAATTTAAAAAGTAATATAAATTTAAACAAAGAAAATTTAACTACACTATTTAAGGAAGCAGATTTAGATGTTAAAAAATTAGAGTTAGGTTTAAAATTAGAATCACCTAAAGTAACCATAACAGATGTAGATGATATTTTAAACAAAATTAAAAATGTAAAAACTAAATCAGCAATAGATATTGCCGATGAATTATCTAAAGAAGATGTAAGAGCTGTTTGTGGTAAATTAAATTTAGGAGGGTTACCAAAAGGTTGTGCAGAACTTGCTAAGGAAGATCCAGAAAAATTTATAAAAACAGTGTCTGAAACAACAAGAGATACAAGTCTTGCGACAAAAGCAACTCAAGCTTTAAATTTTACTAAAGGCGCAAGTAAAGCTGCAGAAGAAATCATAGGTTTTGGAGGAGGAATAGTAGGAAGAACTTTAGGTCCCCTTGCTGCTCTCAACTCAGCTTTAGAACAATGGACTGCTGGAAATACTGCGGAAGGCTTTAGAAAAATAGGAGACCTTATAGACTTAACAACATTAATTGGAGATCCATTAGGGTTTGAAAAAAGTAGAAGAGAGGGAACTGAAGCAGATATTAAAAAAGTAATTGGAGAAAAAAATTATAAAGGATTTGAAAACATAAAAGCAGCATCAGACGAATACGTTCAACTTTTAGATGTAGAAAAAAAATTAAAAAGAGCGGAACAAGCAACTCGAAATCAATTTGATCCATATGATCTTGGTGTGGATCAAAATTATGTAGATCAGTTAAAAACACAACAATCTATTTTAGAAAAAAATATTACAGGAACAAAATATGGTGATGTAGAGGATAACTTATTAAATTACGCTGATCTTTTATATCAAGATATTTTAAAAAGAAAACCTAACTCTCCTGACTCAAGTAAATATGCTTTTAAAACTGCAGTGTTTGAACAATTAGAAAGAGTATTTAAACCAGAATTTATAAATTTATATAAAGAAGATTTAAATAAAAAGTTTGGTCCAGATATTAACGTATTAACAGAACAACAAGAAAAAATAAAGCCCATATCTGAAGAGGAAAGAATCTCTATTGAAGAAATGGGAGCAAGAGAGGGAGCTGCTGTAGGCGGAAGAATTGGTTTTTCGGATGGAGGACCAGATGATCCCACAAAAAGAAAATTTATAAAGGGAGCGGGAATTGCAGGACTAATTGCAGCTGGTACAAAATTTTTACCAGATTTTCTTCAAAGTTTAAAAGGAACAAAAGCAGCAGTTAAAGTTTTACCAAAAGTTTCAGGTATGCCTGAATGGTTTAACCCTCTTGTTTCTAAAATGATAAAAGAAGGAATTGAAGTTCCTTTAGATAAAACTGTAATAGGTTCACTTCCAAATCCGGATTTAACTAAAGTTAGACAATTAGAAATTATTTCTCCAGACGGAAAAGGAAAAGATATAGTTACAATGATGGAATTCAAAAGTGGACAAATACAAATTGAATCTTCTGGAGGTGCATTTGATGATACCTTTGTATTAAGTTATAATCCTCCAAGATCAGTGATTGATGTTACAGGTAAAAAAGTAGATGTAGAGGGAAGTTTTAGTGTGATAGAACAAAGACCATATCATGTGGGTGGACCGGAAGATGTGGATTATGATCTTGATTCTTTTACTTTTAAAAAAGAAGATGCAATAAGTGATATTGAAAAACTTGAAAGAATTGCAACAGGAAAAAGAATACCTAAAGCAAAGGTCGACCAAAGAACAAAAGCTAGAGAATTTGTAGAAAAAAATCCTTATGACGATATTGTAAATAGATTTGGAGACAGTGGTGATTATTATGATGATTTAGACAATATAGATGAAATCATTAAATAAAAAATTAACAACAACTGTGCCACCATTACGAGGCCCTAACCCTCAAGGCTTGAATGTTAATTATAATACTGTTAAAACAGTTAACCCGGAGAAAACAATAAATGGCAGAAATAGAAAAACAAATTCCAACAATAAGTAAACCTTTGACTCCTGAACAGGAGACAGAACTTCTTATAAGCGAAACAGAAGAAGTTAAAACTTCTCCGACTGAAATTACAGAAAATGAAGATGGTAGCGTTGATATTAATTTTGATCCAAATGCATCAAAACAAAATACTTCTGATTTTAACGCAAACTTAGCGGAGATATTAGATGATAATTATTTAAATGTATTAGGTTCAGAAATTTATCAAAATTATCAAGATTATCTTTCTTCAAGAAAAGATTGGGAGCAAGCTTACACTCAAGGGCTAGATTTACTAGGATTTAAATATGAACAAAGAACAGAACCATTTCAAGGAGCATCTGGTGCAACACATCCCGTTCTTGCAGAAGCAGTCACACAGTTTCAAGCATTAGCATATAAAGAATTGTTACCGGCAGATGGTCCTGTGCGAACTCAAGTCGTTGGATTGGATACACCTGAAATACAAAATCAAGCAGACAGAGTTGCTGAATTTATGAATTATCAAATTATGGATGTTATGAAAGAGTATGAACCAGAGTTTGATCAAATGTTATTTTATCTGCCATTGTCAGGTTCAACATTTAAAAAAGTTTATTATGATGAACTTCTTGAAAGAGCTGTATCACAATTTGTGCCAGCAGAAAATTTAGTTGTTCCATACACTGCTAATACTTTAGAAGACGCAGACGCTGTTGTTCATGTTTTAAAAATGTCTGCAAATGATTTAAGAAAAAAACAAGTTAATGGTTTTTATAAAGATATAGAATTGATACCACCGTCTGAAAATAATCCATCAGATATTAAAGATAAACAATTACAATTAGAGGGAATATCTAAATCAGGTAATGAAGACGTTTATACTTTATTAGAAAATCATGTGTATTTAGATTTAGAAGGTTTTGAAGATGTTGGATCTGATGGCGAACCTACAGGAATAAAACTTCCGTATATTGTTACTATGGAAGATTCTTCAAGAAAAATATTATCAATTCGAAGAAATTTTTCCCCTGTGGATTTGAAAAAAAGAAAAATAAATTATTTTGCTCACTTTAAATTTTTACCAGGTTTAGGTTTTTATGGCTTTGGTTTAATTCACATGATTGGTGGATTATCAAGAACAGCAACATCAGCTCTTAGACAACTATTGGATGCAGGAACATTATCAAATTTACCTGCTGGATTTAAAATGAGAGGAATTAGAATACGAGATGACGCTCAATCTATTCAACCAGGAGAATTTAGAGATGTAGATGCACCCGGTGGAAACATTCGAGATGCATTTATGACTTTACCTTATAAAGAACCTTCACAAACTTTATTGGCACTTATGGGGGTCGTGGTTCAA